TGATCAAGATGGTTTAAATGAATTTTACAGACAGTTTCCGCGTACTACAAAACACGCATTTAGAGACGAGTCTAAAATGTCTTTATTTAATCTTACTAAAATATACCAACAAATAGATTATAACGAAGATGAAAGAAACAGCTTAAATGTAACTAAAGGAAGTTTTCAATGGGAGAACAATAAAAAAGATTCTAAAGTTATATTTATGCCAAATAAAAATGGTAGATTTTTAGTAACTTGGGTACCGCCTTTTAATTTACAAAACAAAAGGTTTATAAAAAATGGTGTTAACTATCCAGGCAATGAGCATTGCGGTGCTTTTGGTTGTGATCCATATGATATATCAGGAACAGTAGATGGTAAAGGTTCTAATGGATCTTTACATGGTTTAACTAAGTTTAGTATGGAAGAAGTTCCACCTAATCATTTCTTTTTAGAATACATAGCTAGACCTCAAACTGCTGAGATCTTTTTTGAAGATGTATTAATGGCCTGTGTATTTTACGGCATGCCAATATTAGCAGAAAATAATAAACCTAGACTCTTGTATCATTTTAAACGTAGAGGTTATAGAGGGTTTGCAATGAACAGACCAGATAAAAAAAGAAATAAATTATCAATTACAGAAAGAGAAATAGGTGGAATACCTAATTCTAGTGAAGATATAAAACAATCACACGCTTCTGCTATAGAAACATATATAGAACACTTTGTTGGGTTAAAAGAAAATGGTTATGGAGATGTTTACTTTCAAAGAACGTTAGAAGACTGGGCACATTTTAATATAAATAATAGAACAACACATGATGCTTCTATTAGTTCAGGTCTAGCTTTAATGGCTTGTAACAAACACATATACTCTCCAGTAAATAAGATAGAATTACCGGCGATTGATCTTGGTATAAAGAAATATGATAACAAAGGAACTACATCAAAAATTATAAGTTAATGAATATATATACTAACACCAATAGCGCTTTCCCTAGTCAAGTAGTGAGTGATGCAGAAAAAGCAAGTATTGAATACGGTAGTCAAGTAGCAATGGCTATTGAATACGAATGGTTTCGTTCAGGAAGAACTGCTGGTAATAGATACTTAACTAATTGGAATAATTTTCACGACTTACGACTATACGCTCGTGGAGAACAAAGCATACAAAAATACAAAGATGAATTGTCTATTAATGGCGATTTGTCTTATCTTAATTTAGACTGGAAACCAGTACCAATATTATCTAAGTTTGTAGATATAGTTGTTAATGGTATATCTAGTAAAAGTTACGACATAAAAGCTTATGCTCAAGATCCTTCTTCTGTAAAGAAAAGAACAGAATATGCCTCTAAACTACAAGAGGACATGGTTGCTAAAGAGTATTTAGAATCATTAAAATCTACTTTAGGTATAAATCTATATCAAAGTCCAAATCCAGAAACAATACCTGAAAGTCCAGAGGAACTAGAATTGCACATGCAACTTAGTTATAAGCAATCCATAGAAATAGCAGAAGAAGAAGCTATATCAACTGTGTTGGCCCAGAATAAATACGACTTAATAAGACGTAGGATAAACATGGACTTGACCACAATAGGTATTGGAGCAACTAAAACAAATTTTAATCTAGCCGAAGGAGTTACAGTTGATTATGTAGATCCTGCTTATATGGTTTATTCGTATACTGAAGATCCTAATTTTGAAGATATATATTACGTAGGTGAATTAAAATCTATAACAATACCTGAGCTTAAAAAAGAGTTTCCTAATATTTCAAAAGAAGAATTAGATAGAATTCAAAAAATGCCAGGTAATAGATCATATGTAACTGGTTGGGGTGATTATGACGAAAACACTGTTCAAGTGTTGTATTTTGAATACAAAACATATCACAATCAAGTTTTTAAAATAAAACAAACAGATCAAGGTTTAATGAAAGCTTTAGAGAAACCTGATACATTTAATCCACCAGAAAGTGATAACTTTGAAAGAGTATCAAGATCTATAGAGGTTTTATATACAGGAGCTAAGGTTTTAGGAACTGATACAATGCTCGACTGGAGGTTAGCAGAAAACATGACAAGACCTTATGCTGACACTACTAAGGTGGAAATGAATTACGCTTTATGTGCGCCAAGAATATATAAAGGTAGAATAGAATCTCTTGTAAGCAAGTGTATTGGTTTTGCTGATATGATACAGCTTACACATTTAAAATTACAACAAGTACTTTCTAGGATGGTTCCAGATGGCGTCTATTTAGACATGGACGGTTTAGCAGAAGTTGATTTAGGCAATGGTACAAACTATAACCCAGCAGAAGCACTAAACATGTATTTCCAAACAGGTTCTATAGTTGGTAGATCTTTGACACAAGAAGGTGATCTAAATCAAGGTAAAGTTCCAATACAAGAACTTAATAGCTCTAGTGGCCAAGCTAAGATCGCAGCTCTTATACAAACGTATCAATATTATCTACAAATGATACGTGATGTAACAGGACTTAACGAAGCTAGAGATGGCACTACGCCAGATAAAGGTACTTTAGTAGGACTACAGAAGATGGCAGCTAACGCATCTAACGTAGCTACTAGACATATAAAGCAATCAAGTTTGTATTTAACCCTTAGAATAGCTGAAAACATAGCGTTAAAACTAGCGGACGCATTAGAGTTTCCGTTAACTAAAAACGCTTTGCAAAACTCTATATCTACATATAGCGTAAAAACATTAGAAGGAATTGCTGATTTAAATCTTCACGACTTTGGTATATTCTTAGAACTAGAACCAGACGAAGAAGAGCAAGCTAAACTAGAAGAAAACATACAAGTTGCTTTACAACAAGGAGGTATTGATCTTGAAGATGCTATAGACTTAAGGCAGATTAAAAATCTTAAGTTAGCGAATCAAATGCTTAAAATAAAACGTAAGCAAAAAGGTAAACAAGAACAAGCTAATCAACAAGCTAATATAAAAGCCCAAGCTGATGCTCAAGCAGAGACTGCAGAAAAAACAGCAATGGCTGAAGTTCAAAAGCAAGAAGCTATATCAGGTTCTAATGTGCAATACGAACAAGCCAAGTCTCAATTTGAGATGCAAAGAATGCAAGCAGCTGCTCAAATAAAGCAACAAGAAATGCAGATACAGCATCAATACAACATGGAACTCAAGCAGATGGACGTGCAACAGATGCAACAAAAAGAAGATAAAATTGAAAACCGCAAAGATCAAAGAACAAAGATCCAAGCAACTCAACAAAGTGAAATGATAAGTCAAAGGAAAAACGAAACAGCTCCTATAGATTTTGAAAATCAAAACGCTGCTCAGCAGTTTCCAACAGTATTATAACTGTTTATTAATTATTTAATTATATTATATTATGTCAGAACAAAAAACAAATGAACCTGTTAAACAGGAAGGTGAGTTTAAACTTAAAAAGAAAACTCCTAAAAAATTATTAACCCCACAAAGTAACGAACCAACCAAGGTGAATATTAAAGAACCTTTGATTGAACTACCACCAGAAGTTACTAAAGTGTCAATACCTAAAGAAGATGCCATTCAAATCGGAGAAACAAAAGAAGTGGTTGTGGGCGAACAAACCGGAGATAGCCCAGCGATGGGAGAACCTTTACAAGAGTCCAACAAGGATGTTGAAGGGTTTTATCCAATCAAAGAAGTAACAGAATCTGAAGTTAAAAAAGTAGAAGATGAGGTTGTAAAAGCAATTCAAGATGAAAAAATTCTTGGTAAAGCTTTACCTGAAAATATAGAGAAACTAGTTTCTTTCATGGAAGACACTGGAGGAACTATTGAAGACTACACAAGATTAAACGCGGATTATTCATCAGTAGATGAAAATACGTTATTAAAAGAATATTATAAAAAAGCTAAACCTCATTTAGATGAGGAAGAAATAAGTTTTATCATGGAAGATAATTTTTCATTTGATGTAGACTTAGACGAAGAACGAGAAGTCCGTAAAAAGAAACTCGCTAAAAAAGAAGAGATTGCAAAAGCTAAAGGCTTTTTAGAGGAAACGAAAAAGAAATATTACGACGAAATCAAGTTGAGACCCGGCGTAACACAGGACCAAAAAAAAGCTACAGATTTTTTCAATCGATACAATAAGCAGCAAGAAAGAGCAGAGCAACAACACGCACAGTTTAAAGAAAGTACTAAAGAACTTTTCAATGACAGTTTCGAAGGTTTCGATATTAAAGTTGGTGAAAAAAATTATAAGTACAATATTCAAAACCGTGAAAAAGTTGCAGAAAGCCAATCAAGTATTAACAACCTTGTCGGGAAGTTCCTAGACGCAGATGGTAATGTTAGTGACTCGAAAGGTTATCACAAAGCTATGTACGCTGCTGACAATGTAGATAGGATTGCCTCTCATTTCTATGAACAAGGTAAAGCTGACGCTATTAAAGACGTTGTTAACAAATCAAAAAACCCAAGTGATTCTCTAGCTAGAAAATCTCAAGGTGATGTTTTTGTTAATGGTTTTAAAGTGAAAGCAATTAGTGGCACCGATTCTACAAAATTAAGAATTAAAACAAGAAAGTTTAACTAAAAAAACAAAACAAAATGGCTTTAAATCCACAGTTTGGAGGGTTAGTCCCTTCAGGAACTCAGGAGATATTGAACAGTAACTACCTACAATTTAACACGGGTGGTGCAGGTGTAAATGATTTTGCACAACAATATTTACCTGAAATTTACGAACAAGAAGTAGAAAGATACGGAAACCGTACTCTATCTGGATTCTTAAGAATGGTTGGCGCTGAAATGCCAATGACGTCTGATCAAGTAATTTGGTCTGAACAAAATAGATTACACATCTCTTATTCTGGAGTTGTTATAGCTGCTGGTCCAGGTGCTGGAAACGACACGCTTTTAACTATTCAGAATATTTCAGCTGTTGCACCAGTAGTGCAGAATTTAATATCTATTAATGATACTATAGTTGTTTTAAACCCTGTTACAGGCGCAGAAACAAAAGGTATTGTTAGTGATTCTGGAGCTTACGCTGGATCTGGATTAAATCCAGGTGATGTTGTATTCACTGCTTTTGATAACGTAGCTTTCCCAGTAGCAGCTGCTGCCGCAGGTGTTAAAGTATTTGTATACGGCTCTGATTATCAAAAAGGACAAGATATGGCTGGAGCGTTTGTAGGAGGTGTTGCACCTGCTCAAAATGCACCAAGACTATCTGTTGATCCAGTATTAACTCAATACTCTAACTCACCAATCATATTAAGAACTCAATACGTAGTTAATGGTTCTGATATGGCACAAATCGGTTGGGTTGAAGTTGCGACTGAAGATGGAACTTCTGGGTACTTATGGTACTTGAAAGCTGAATCTGAAACTAGATTACGTTTCGAAGATTACTTAGAAATGAGTATGATTGAAGCTGAGTTTAATCAGGTTGCTGCAGGTATTGCTGCTAGTCCAGGATCAGAAGGTTTATTCGCTGCTATCCAGTCTAGAGGTAATGTACAAACAGGATTTACTGCTGCTGCAGGTCTTGATGAATTTGATGCTATCCTTAAGAATTTAGATAC